TACGGGGCTTGGCGTCCCATGCTCCGGGGTCGGCCGCCGACGGGGCGGCCTCGGTATTAAGCCGGTTGCGGTGACGTACCAGGGGGCGCGTCGATCCGGGGTAGAACTGCTCACCGATCTCGGCGAACGCCTGGTCGATGCTGTCGGCGATGGTGCTCATGTGGTGGGGCTCCTATCAGCCACGGATGGGCTTGAAGGCGAAGGACTCGGTCTCGGTGAACAGGCCGTCCAGTTCGGCGTCGGAGATCACGCCCTCCTGGTTGAGGACGTACAACTCGTCCTGGTCCAGGACCTCCTGGGTGACCTGCTTGAAGACCCGGTCGCGGATCCCCTTGGCGTTGACCAGGGTCTCGACGGCCTCTTCGTCCAGGTTCACGCTGACGCGGCGCTCGCGCTTGACCTCGGTGAACTTCTGGCCGTTGACCTCGATGGGCGGGTCCAACTTCCAGAACTTGCTGCCCTTCTCGTCGACCTCGCCGTTGGCGTCCACGTGGACGCTGACCTCGTCACGCAACTTGTTCTTGCGGGTGACGATGTCCGTCTCCTGGAACTTCAGGGCCAGGAACTGGCGGGTCTTCTCCCAGGGCGCGGCCTGGTCGAGGGAGATGGGGCGCTCGACGCGACGGGTGGTTCGTCGCTGCACGGTAGCCATAGAGCGGGGCTCTCTTTCTGCCGGAGTAGTAGGTCGGTTGAGCAGGTCCGACTCTACATTACGGGTTCGGGATTGTCTATACCCGATTACGTCTTCTTGAAGGCGTTGTCAGGACTTGCAGCCGATCTCACGGCCGTAGTGGCGCTTGGCGTACTGCTGGGCGTCGCGGTCCGTCTGGTCGGCGCGGAGGTTGGTCTCTGCCACGTCCTGGTAGACGGTGATCACGCGGCGGTCGGCCGGGTCGACGACGGCGACGATCTCGCCTCGGACGTGGCGCCACTGGCCGGGGAACCGACTGGACGGAGAGGTGTGCTGCGGACGGTTCGCGGCCTCCAGGACCTGCGCACTGCTCCAGCCCTTCAGGGCGGCCTGCTTCTGTGCGTGGTAGGTCAGCCGATACTCGGGGGCGTCAGTGACGCTGTTGCCCCAGGTGATGCCGAGTGCTTCAGCGATGGTGGTCATGCTGTCCTCCTGCGTACTGTTCGATCCTTCGTTCGATTCGCTTGCCGTGAGGACGACATTACGTTCGGCATATGCGCTTGTCAACGGATCTAACGAATCCGTTTTACAAGGTCACCAGCGGTCGGCTGGGGCACCTCGGAGCGCCAGGCGGACGGGGGTCAGATCCCAGTCCTCCTGCTCCTCCGGTGGGCGTATGACGTCCTCAATCCCCTCACGAAGCAGGACGTCGAGTGGTTCTTCTCGCATGCCTTGATGGTGCCATGCAATTACGGCTTTAGAACCACTCGACGCCCCTCGTGAGATCCTGGAAGTTACGCCTCCAGGCACTGCGTCAGGGTCTGGACGTCGTTCTCGATCCGGCCCTTCGCATCCGCCCCGCGCCCGTCCGTGATGGCGCTGCCCACCCTCCGCTTGTGCGCCAGCATCGCCAGCTTGCGCGGCTCGGTGGTGCCCGAGGTGATGGCGTTCAGGATGTAGATGTCCTTGAACTGACTCGACGCTCGGTTGTGCCGGGCGTTGATCTGGTCCTGCTTCCCGGCCGACCAGGCGAGGTCGTAGTTGATCAGGTAGTTCGCCATGTACAGGTCGGTGCCGAACGCCCCCGCGTGCGAGGACAGGAACACCCGACACTGTTCGTCGGACTCGAACCGCTGGGCGGCATACGCCTTGGCTGCGCTCGACATGCGCCCGGTGTAGGTGACGAAGGAGTTCTCCAGCAGCCGGTCCCCGATCAGGTCGAGCATGTCGGGGTTGACCGAGAACACGATGATCTTGTTGCCGGGCACCGCCAGGATGTCCTCGATCGCTGCCGCCACGGCGTCCAGTTTCGGGCTCGTGGTGACGTCGTCCAGGAGCCCGCTCTGCCACACCTCGTAGGCGTACTTCGAGCCCGGCCACACCTTCTTCTCGGCGCCGCGCGAGCGGGCCTCCTGGCTCTCCTCGTACTGCTGCCCGGACATGACGATCAGGTCCGGGTGGTTCAGCAGCATGTCGAGCGCCTGCATGCGGCTCATGATCTTGCCCTGCTGGCTGTTCTCGTTGGCCTGCTCCCCTCCGTGGTAGTGCGCGAACAGATCGAAGTCGCCCATCGTCGGCCCGGCCGCGTGCAGCTCGGCCAGCAGGTCGGCCGCGATGGCCTGGTACGCCTTCTTCGTCTTGCCGTCCATGACGACCGGGATGATCGACTCCTGGACCTCCGGCAGGTAGGGCCGTACGTCCTCGTCCAGCCGCGTCTTGCGGACCATGACCTCGGCCAGCTTGGCGTGCAGGACAGGCAGGTTCTTGTAGTTCTGCACCCCGCCGAACTTGTTGCGCACGATGTACGTCTTGTCGAACAGGTCGAACCGTCCCAGGACCTGGTCGTCGACCCACTGCATGATCGAGAACAGTTCCTCGGGCTTCCCGTTCTCCACCGGGGTGCCGGTCATGCCGAAGCGGTACGGCGCCGTGAGCCTCTTGATCTTCCGCGTGCGCTGGGCCCGGAAGGTCTTGATGGCCGTGCACTCGTCCAGGACGATGCACTCCGGCTTGATCCTCCTGACGAAGTTCCAGTCGTTGACGACGTTCTCGTAGCCGAGGATCACGTAGTCCGGCCGGAGCGTCTTGACCTTGGCGTACAGCCCGGCGCGCTTCTTGGCGTCGCCGTCGATCAGGACGCAGTACTCCTCCGTCGGGACGGTGATCTCCTGCTTCAGCCCGTCCTCGCGCACCGTGACCACGCGGGTCGGCACATCGGTGAGACGGGCGATGGACTTGGCCCACTGGTACTTCAGGTTGGCCGGGACCACGATGACGGCGGTCTCGACCTCCCCCTTCTCCAGCAGCTCCTCGATGGCGGCCAGGGCGATGACGGTCTTGCCCAGGCCCATCTCGTACGCGATCAGGAGTGAGCCGCGCTCCACGGCACGGTCGACCGCTGATTCTTGGTAGCCGTGGAGGTCGACGGTCAGCACTGCGAGTACTGACGGGAGAACTGCGACCGCGACCGGGGGCGCCGGGCGTACGGCGTCCCCATGTCGAAGTGCCCGTCCTGGATGTGGTCCGGGTTGGCGCACATCCTCCGCCTGCACGCGCGGTGCTTCTGGCGGCCGTCCCCGCCGGTCAGGAAGGACAGCAAGGTCTTGCCCTGGTAGTACGGCCGCGTCGCGGTGGACTGGAAGATGAGGCAGTCGCTGTCCGGGTCCGGCTCGACGCGGGCCCAGAACTCCTCGCCCAGGTGCTCGTAGCCCTCGGGTGCCTTCATCGGTGGTCCCCCTTGCGGGGGCAGGTATTAAGCCGGGTCATGGTGATCTCCTAGAAGCGAGCGAGGATGGACGAGTAGGCGCCGCGCACGGCGGCCTTGATCTGGTCGGCGGTCATGTCGCCGGGGTCCTTGGCCTTGGGGGCCACGGAGTAGTCGAGGAACTTCAGGGTCAGGCCCCGGCCGGTCCACTCGTTGAGCAGCCGCTTGCACGCCTCGGCCCCGGCGTCGTCGTTGTCGAGGGCGATGATCACGGTGTCGAAGTGGTCGCGGATCAGGGACATCTGTGCGTCGGAGACTCCTGCGCCGTAGGAGGCCAGGCCCCCCTTGATCCCGCACGTCCACAGCCGGACCACGTCCAGCGGCGACTCGACCAGCACGGCCACGTCGTCGTCGTAGGTGTGCAGTCCGAAGAGCGTCTTGGACTTGGCCATGCCCGGCGGCCGGTTGCGGAAGTACCGGGCGTTCTTCTCCTGCCAGCCCCACAGCATCCCCGTGTCCGGGTCGCGCACCGGGATGATCCACATGTCCCGGGCCGGATCCCACAGCACCCCGCACGCCTCGGCGTCCTCCGGCAGGAAGAGCCGGTCGGTGCAGGGGGTCAGCGGCGGCGTGGTGAACAGGGCCAGCGACGCCTCATTGATCTGCTTGGTCGTGTCGACCTTGTCGGCGCGCTGCTCTTTCTTCTTCTCCAGGTACTTCCGCACCCGCTCCGCTCCGCCCCGGCGCCGGACCCAGTTCTTGGCGTCGGCCTCGGTGGTGTCCTGGACGTCCCGCACGAGGACCCAGAAGGCCCCCCGGTAGCCGCAGGAGAAGCAGTTGAAATAGCCTTCGTCGAAGTTTATAGAGAAGGATGGGTGCGAGTCTTTCTTTCCGGTGCGCGCCTCGTGCATGGGGCACGGCATGTGAATCTCATCGCCCTGGACCTTGTAGTCAAGGCCGAGCGTATCCAGGCACGCGGTCACGTTTCCAGGGATGGGGTTTCCGATTGCGTCCCATCCGGCTTTTGCTCGGGGCACTGGTATCTCCTTTCCAGGATGTAAATGGTTTCTTCGATCCGGGCGATGTCGCGGCGCATGTACCAGGTGCCGTATCGGATTACCCGGATAGGACCTAGGCCCCTTAGTCGCCACCAGTCGCTCGGGTATATGAGGGACCGGTCACGAGGATTGCGCTCGTTCTCCCGGCACCAGAACAGGAACTCCCGGTAGTTCCCGGCGAGAACCACCAGCCGTGGCTCAGAAGGAGGCGCCGACATAACCATCGTCGTTCACCTCGTCCATCGCGAACGGGTCCTCGTTCAGTTCCTCGAACTTGCCGGTCTCCCAGTCCCACTGGCAGTAGGTCTCCAGGGGCGGGCAGTTACGGGCCAGGACGACCTTGATCTTGTTGATGTTCGCGTCGTCCGTGGACTCGACACCGAGAATCACGTCGGAGTCCTGGGCGAAGGAGGACGAATATCCGATCGAGTCGGACGTGATGCCCTTCTTCTTGTTCATCTTCCATTCCAGGACCTGCGTGGAAATGACGATCGGGAGTTGCAGGTTCTTCGCCATGCGCTTGAATCCACGGGTGAGGTTGGTAAGCGCCTGGCTGGATCCCTGAGCCTCGCCGAGTTCGTCCTGCATCATGTAGATGCCGTCCACGAATACGATCGTCGGCCGGATGTGGTCGATCTTCGACTGCACGCCGGTAAGCGTGGTCGCATTCATGGAGTCCGAGGACAGGAAGAATGAAGGCATGGCCTCCAGTTCCCGCAGGGCCCTTTCGAGTTTGTCCCACTCGGACTTCTTGAGCGTTCCGTTCCTCAGCCGGGCGTGGGAAATGCCCGCGCGGATGGCGTCGAAACGTTCCTCCTGCTCCTCGTTGCTCATCTCGAAGCCGATGAACAGCGGTCGCTCCCCGTGCAGGTGCGCGGCCATGGCGGCCAGCAGCAGCAGCGTGGACTTACCGGCCTTCGGCGGGCCGACGAAGGTGACCAACTGCTCCTTCTGGAGGCCCTGGGTGGCCCTGTCGATCGTGTTGAAGCCGGTAGGGATGCCCCGGAGCCCGTCAGGCAGGTCCTTGAGCGTGAGGTACCGCGCGAGGCGGGCCTGGCCGGTCTCGGTCAGGTCGGTGTCGCGGGCGTTGGGCACGGCCGAGGCGATGTCCGCGAGGGTCTTGTGCAGCGCGGCCATGGCGGCCAGCGCGTCGCCCTCCTCGTGGGCGTCGACCGAGTCGGCCAGGCCCTGCTCCAGCAGGTCGAGGGTGTGCTGCTCGCGCAGGCGGTCGGTCAGCACGTTCATGCTGTCCTCGACCTTGACGAACTTGTACGTGGGGAAGTCGGTCTTGATGGTGGCGAGGCTGGGCACCTCGCCGTAGGTGGCCTTGTGCCGCAGGATCGCCTTGAAGACGGCCTTGTTGTCCGGGTCGCCGAAGAACTCGGCGGTGATGCCCGCTTCCGCGACGTCAGTCAGGTCCTTGTCCTGGATGACGCGGGACACGAGCAAGCGCTCGAAGTCAGCCACTTACAGTGCTCCGATCAGCGTGGTGGGGTTGGCAGGCAGGGCGCGGCCCTTGCTGCCGTAGATCAGGTGGTGTTCGTTGTCGAAGATCGCGGCGACGTCCGGCATGTATGGGAGGCGCCGTGCCAGCCGCTCAGGGGTCGTGGCCCACACCCGGCCGATGGGAAGCCCCTCGGCGTCCAGGCGGGCCTCCAGCGGCTCGACAGCGTCGTCCCCGAGGTAGGTGACGACGTCGACCGAGTACTTGAAGCGCCAGACGGTGTCCCAGATGACCCGGGCCAGGGCGTCGTTGATCTCGTACGCGTCCACGGTTCGCTTGGCCTGCCGAGCGCGGCGTCCGAACTTGCGGGCGACCAGCTCGGTGACGTACTTCTCGGGCTTCTCCGGCAGGACGCCGAGCATGCCTTCGTACGCGATGACCAGGCGGGGGACGACCTCGTTGGAGATGTCGCCGCCCTGCATCAGGTGCGCTCCGCCTCTACGCGGAGCTGGATATTAAGTCGCCCGTCCTCGTACCAGGCGTCCCTCCGGGAGCGCTTGATCACGAAGCCGAGGTGCTTGGCACGGACGCGGACGGTGTACTCCAGCGCGTCCCAGTACGCCGGGAGGGCCCGGGACTCGGCCTCGCGTTTGTAGAGAATCACCAAAACCTCGTCCTCGAACGGAAGGGTCAGTTGCTCAGCCACGGCGGTCCTTCCCGATCAACTTGACGTGCGTGAATGCCTGCTGGATGAAGGAACCCATCGTGGGGTTGTAGACCGCGCCCCACTCCCTGGGCGGGAGGTTCGAGGTGACGATCGTGGGCCGGGCCTCGCGGTGCCGCTGGCGCAGCAGGGTGTCCAGCAGTCCCTCGGCGTAGCCGGTCTTGGTCCGGTGCTCCTTGCCGACGTCGTCCAGCACGAGGACGGGGGCCTTCTCGGCCGCCACGATCTTGTCCTGGATCTCCCACCACCGGGCGACGGCCTCGGGCTCGCTGCGGTCCTGGAGGCCCATCTTCTCGATGGAGTCCTTCACGAAGTCGGCGTAGGCCAGCCAGTGCACCGGGAGCCGGTGGACGTAGTAGACCTCCAGCAGCGTGGCCGTGGCGAGGGTGGTCTTGCCGGTGCCGGGCGGGCCGACCAGCAGCAGGCCCTTGCCGATCTGGGACCAGTCCTCGGGGTACTCCGTCAGGGGCCGCTTGTCGGTGACGTAGTGGTCCCGCAGGTTGTCGAGCCAGGTACGGCAGGCGGCGGACTCTTCGGTGTCCGCCACGGTATTAAGCCGCAGGTGACGGTAGTGGGCGGGGATGCCGTACTCCTTGAGCCGCAGGGCGTGGACCCGGGGGTCGGTCGCCATCGTGGCCTCCTCGTGTGGTGGTGGTTCAACGCTCAGGAGGCTACCACAGATTACGCCTTTCGGAAGACGTATCTGAGAAGACGTATCTGAGAAGACGTAAGGGGCGGACCGCCGTAGCAGCCCGCCCCTGGTTGGCATCAGTCCCAGTAGGACTCGTCGTGCCGGTGCTTCTCCATCGTGTTCTCGGCCTTGCCCAGCCGCTCCGTCAGCAGACCGCGAGCGGCGAGGAAGTCCTTCCAGGCCGGTACGTTCTCCGACCGGTTCCAGGACGCCGACCAGTAGGTGATGATCATCTGTCGGACAGCCTCCCGTTCCAAGCCCTCGCGCATCCACCGTCCGAAGTTACCGGTGAGGGCTCCGAGGTTGGTGGCGCCGGGGACCGGGTGACCTACCTCCTGGGCCCGCCGGTCGAAGAACTCGGCCAGTTCCTCCGACGGCCTCCTGGAGCGCTTCTCACGAGGTCGCCGGACCGGAGGGGCCAGGTCGTCGTCCGAAGCCGGGAGACGGTCATCCTGGCCCGTTTCCGAGTCATCTCCGCCGAGGACCTGGGCTACGACGTAGGCCGGGTCGAGTTCCTTCTCCGCCAGGGCGGCTTCCTCGGCCTGCTGCTTCCGGGTCTTCTTCCGGCCGCCACGCTTGGGGGCCACTACCGCTCCCCAGCCACGAGCACCCGGCTTCGTAGAGATCTCCTCGGCTTCGCCAGGACTGGACCGTGCCGACCGGCGCGGTGGAAGAGACGTAGTCTCTTCTATATCTCTAACTTGGATATTGGGGTTGGGTGAAAAATTCGACACCTGTGCGGATTCTGCACCCTCAGAGGGGGGTGCAAATTCTGCACCCTTGGTCGGCTCCGGGAGCCATTCCGAGACCGGCAGGATCCTGCGGACCACAGACTTGTACCGCTCCGCCTCGGCGGGCTTCTCCTCGTCCGGGACGTGCTCGACGATGCGCCGGTCCTCCAGCGTCGACAGCGCGGTGAAGCACTGCCGCCGGGAGACCCGGGCCTTGGCCGCGATGGTGTCGACGGACTCCCAGCACATGCGGTGGGAGTCGTTGGCCGCGTCCGCCAGCGCGAGCAGAACGAGGCGCGTGGCCAGGCGGGTGTCGGACTTCGTGAACACCTCCGACATGATCAGGATGCTCACTCGGCGGCTCCCCGTCCGCCGTTGATATTAAGTCGGCTCGACATGTTAGGTTCTTCCCATCTCGGGGTTTGTGGTGGGCCTCGGGGTGTGGTGGGCAAAAGCCCCCGGCAGTGAATTGAGGTCTCGAACCTCTTCAGCGCCGGGGGCTTTTGCGTTACTCACTCCGAGTCGAGTTCGAGGCCCTTCTCCTCGATCTCCGCCCGGGTCAGGTGGACGACCTTCGATCCGGCCGGGATCCGGCCACGGCCGCGACGGGTGTAGTTGCCCTCGTCGTCGACCAGGAAGGCGAACGTCTTGGACTCGTCACGCGGACGGCCACGGCGACGGCGCCCGGAGGTCTGCTCCTCCGGCTCCTCGGACTTCTCCTCGGCCGTGGCGGCCGGGTCGTCCTGCTTCGCGGCCTCGGCGTCGTGGACCGCGTCGGCCACGATATTAAGCGCCTTGGCCAGCAGTTCCGTCAGCGGACGGTGCCGCACCTCGGCCTGGTTGATGACGGCGTTGCGCTCGTCCTCCAGACGGAAGGCGTTGTAGGCACCCTCCAAAGCGTTGCCGATCAGGATGAGGTCGATCTCCTTGTCGGAGACCGGCTTGGTCTCCCGCTGGACCTTCTGCGCAGCGCGGTTGATCTGCTGCTCCAGGTCCAGGTCCTCGTCCTCCTCCTGCTCGCGGATGTCCTGCTCGACCGGGTGCTCCTCCGGCTCCGGCTCGGCCTGGCGACGGCCGCGACGGCCGCGCTTCGGCTCCTCCTTCGGCTCCTCATTCGGCGCCTCGGGCTCGTCCTCGGTCAGCGGCTCCTCCTCCGGCTCGACCTCGACCGGCTCCTGGCGGCGACCGCGACGGCGACCGCGCTTCGGCTCCTCCGGCTCGGGCTCCGGCTCGGGCTCCGGCTCGGGCTCCTCGGCCTGCGGCTGCTCGCCGAACGAGATGTCGTCCAGCCCCGCCGTCAGGTCCTTGGCCTTGATGCCCGCCTGCTCGGCCGCGTCCAGGAGGAGTTCGGCCTGCTCGCTGCCCTCGTCGCCCCACAGCAGGATCAGGTGGACCTCGTCGCCGACGCTGTCGGCCTTCTTGAGCAGGTCGACGACCCCGGCGGTGACGTTGGCGGCGTGGACGACCTCCTCCGCGTCCGAGAGGAAGGACTCGGTGGCCCGGCTGCGCTTGTTGTCGGCGACCGCGACGTAGGGGAGGTCCGCCTTCTCGGCCCAGGCGAGGACCGCCTCCAGGCCGTCGGACAGGTGCTCGCGGGTGATCGGGAAGATCAGGTTGATCTCGCGGTCGCTGGGCTCGAAGAAGCCGTCCTTGTCCTCGTCGCCGAAGCCGAGCCAGTCGTTCAGCAGGGCCTGGACGTTCTCCGGGGAGGTGTCGGCGGAACCAGCGAAGGCCAGGGTGATGGGCTGCTTGCTCAAGTCTGCTCCAGGTTCGTGGTGGTCGCTGCCGTGATCGGCAACAAGGAAGACCTTAGCCATTACGGCTTCTAAAAGCAAGAAAACCCAGCTTGTCTAGCTGGGTTTTGCTTGCGCTTGACAATCAGGGGAGGTCAGGGACTCTCCGCCCGGTGGCCGGGTGCCTGCGAGGCAGGCGCAGAGAGGTCGTCTCGCCCCCTCCGCCCCGTACCTGGGTGTGCAGTACTGCCACGACTCCGGCCGCCGCCACAGCGGCCAGCCATGGGCCGGGAACGCGCTGCGCCTCGTAGGCCAGGCCCACCACGACGAGCGGCTGGAGCCCGGCCGGGATGGTGAAGGGGAGGACGTCGCGCAGCCACTCCCAGGCGGTGAAGGTGGCGAAGGCGATCAGCAGCAGCCGGAACCAGTCCATGATCAGATCGACCTCGGGCCCAGGGCGCCGGTCGGCTGCGGAGTGACGGCCGGGGTGGAGTTCTCGACGACCGGCGCCGCAACTTCCTCCACGGCCTGGACGAGGGCCGGGACGGCGACGGGGTCCGCGCTCCCGATGACCGCGCCGACGACGGGGATCTTCTCGGCCGCCTTGACGACCTCTTCCACGCCGGACTCGATCACGTCGGTGCTCAAGGGGAAGTCGTTGACGATGCCCGCCGCGTCCTCGGACTCCTCGGCCTCCTGGGCCAGCGCGAAGTACTGGGCGATCTGGCCGGTGTCGGAGGTATTAAGCACCCTCTCGACGACGACCTCGGCCTCCTTCACGAACAGGTTCTGGACGGTCTGGAACCAGGAGTACTTCTTCAGCAAGGAGTGGTAGAACGCGGTGCCGGACAGCCAGGCCAGGAACGACGCGATGACGGCGGGCGCCCACACGAAGTTCGAGGGGTCCTGCTTGTAGACGGCCAGGGAGCCGGTAGCGACGGCCAGGACGGCGTGCGCGAAGCCCTTGACGGTGGAGTTGGTCGACGGCTTGGTGAACACTGCCACGACGGCGGGCAGGACCAGGCCGACGACGAGCGCACCCGCGTCAGCGTAGTTGGAGAGCATGGTGTTCCTTTACGGGTTCAGGATTACTGGGTAGGCAGTACGGCATATTGAGGCACGGCGGAAGTGATTCCCAAAGGAACATTCTCTTCGAGCAGCGTCTTGATGAGGTAACTCCGCTCGACGTAGTTCTCGTAGAAGTACGAGCGGGTCAGGTTGGGGCTGCCGCCCTGCTCCCACAGGTAGTCCTCGCCCATGGAGCCGTCGAAGTAGTCGCGGATGGCGGTGCCCTCCTCGACCAGCACGCCGTCGACCCAGAAGATGCTGGCCGTGCCCGAGGGCATGGTGGACTTGAGCACGTTCATGCCCACGTACAGCGAGGACGACGGGGTCGTGAAGGTGACGTACATGGTGCGCCAGCGCTTGTTGGCCGGGTCCGTTCGGTTGGCTGACTGGGTCCACTTAGCCGAGGTGGTCTGTGTCGAACCGGTGCCGGACCACGGGGTGATGTCCCCGCAGCCCTGGGCGATGGCCACGCGGGCGCTCATGGTGTACGTGCGTCCCGGGATCAGGCCGTTCACCATGAGAGACAGCCCGCTGTCGGACGTGGCCGTGCTGGGCACGGTGACCTTGAGCGACTGGGTGCCCTGCCAGTGGAAGGTGTCGATCGCGTGCGTGGCCTGACCGGTCGGGCCGTAACCGGTCAGACCACTCTCGAAGTTGGGGTTCGAGGCGTAGTTGAGCCGGGTCGGCTTGATGATGGACTGGATCTCGCGGGCGTTCTGGTAGGCGCTCGGGCCGGTCGACCCCACGGGCAGTGCCTCGAACTGGACGGCGTCGAGGATCTGGTGCTTGTTCGCCGACATGCTTGCGAACTTGAAGCCCACGGATGCGTACGCGGCACGCTTCCAGGCGTAGCCGCCACCGGAGACGGGATAGTCCACCGGGCCGGTGAACGCGGCGTAGGGGCGGCTGTAGGAGCCCGCGACGGCTGACTTCAGCGTGCCGGAGTTGATACCGATCCACGCCATGGCCGGGTCGACGCCTGCGTATGGGTAGTGAGAGAAGTCCTTGAACGCTGCGGCGGGCGCCTTCACCCCGGCCGAGAGGTGGCCCTGGAAGGAGATCTGCCCGGCCTCGGGTTCGAGCGGCTGCGGGCGCGGGATCTTGATGGCCAGCGTGCCATCGAGGGTGACCAGGCCACTGATCTCCGGGCTGATCACCCGGAAGGTGCGGCCGACGATGCCACCGGAGATGGCGACGACCGGGGAGAAGTCGTCGTCGTTGACGAAGGTGATGTTGTACGTCGTCATCAGGTGACCACCAATCCGACCTTGGTGGCCGTGCTGAACGTCGAGTTAGAGAGGGTGAGCACCTGGGTTCCGTTCCTCTGCACGGTGATGTTGCTCCCCGAGAAGGCGACCGTGATCCGGTCCCCGTCCAGGAAGGACTGGGAGTACGCGTAGGTGGCGACCCACGACCCGGACTCGATGCGGTGAAGCCCCGTACGTCCCGCACGCCAGTAGTTGGCGGAGTCCTGGAGCCGGAAGGCCACGCCCTGCCGCAGGGAGTTGGACGGGCTGGTCAGGAAGGTGGCCGACACGGTGCCGTCCGCGTGGCCGGGCACCGTGGCGATCGAAGCCGTGTTGCCGACCGGGTAGGCCGAGCCTCCCGCGTACCCGCCGGAGGTCCACTGGCCCAGGGTCTCGGTCCAGGAGGCGCCACCCAGGTCGGTGGTGCGGGTGGTCCAGTCGGCCCAGCCCTGGGAGAAGGAGTCCAGGACCTGGTAGGCCGGGACGGCGTCTGAGTACAGCGAGGTGATCAGGGAGCCGTGGCTGTCGTAGTACTCGACGAACGGGTACACGTTGACCTGTTCGCCGGAATACGCCTGGGCGTAGCCGGACAGGCACATCTGCACGCGGTCGTCGTAGCCCAGCGGGGTCCACTGGGCGTTGGCCGTAGCGGTGTCCGGCGGGGCGACGTTCAAGGACGCGGTGAGCGCCTGGTAGACGCGGCCGTGGTAGATGACCAGGTCGCCGGGCTGGTAGTCGACGTCGTTGTCCCACGCCTGCCAGGTGTACGGCACAGGGACGCCGAACAGGACCGGCTGCTGCGGGTCCATCGTCGACTGCCCGGAGAGTCGGCCGACGGAGCGCACACCCATCGTGGCGACCGAGCCGCCGGAGTTGGTGTTGCGGACCCACAGTGCGTTCCCGGCCTTGTCGTCGGGGTTGGTCGGGTTCTGCACGCCGATGCCGACCAGGACACCTCCCGAGCCCGGGGAGACACCCGTGGTGAAGGAGATCTCCTCCCAGCCCGCGACGTGCCCGTTGGCGTCGACCAGGGTGGAGTCCGTGCCGTACGAGACGACGGTCCAGTACGAGTTGGAGGCGTTGGTGCCGGTGGGGGCCTGGGACTGTCCGTACGCGCCGGAGGAGCCCGCCTGGTACAGGTACGAGCCGAACTCCACCTTCTCGCCGGAGGCGTAGTTCACCCCGGGATCCCACTGGGGGAAGGTCGGGTGGTCGAAGTCGGCCTGGTCGTCGGAGAGCATGAGGTTGTCGCCGATGCTCAGGTCGGCGTCGTAGCCGGTGGTCTCGGAGATGATCGAGCGGATCTGCTCCAGGGTGCCCTTCTGTCGGCCGAGGGTGGCGGCATCGCGCACACGCTGGCGGAAGAGGTAGGCGGGCGTGGACGCCTCGTACTGGATCCCGAACTGGGTGGCCAACTGGGCGATGTTGTCGAAGCGCGTGCGCATCGCGTCGTTGGTGTACCGGTTGGAGTCGTAGTAGCTCTTCACCATGTCGAACCCGAACCCGAAGATCGACAGGAACGGGGTCAGGTAGGGGTTGAGCGTGTTGGAGTCGTCGGTGATGTTGTTGCCGGACTGGACGTCGACCTTGTAGTAGTCGGGGAGCAGGTCGTACAGCCGCTGGGTGTAGCCGTTGTTCTTCGGCATCAGGCAGGAGACGGTGCCCGCCCTCGACCACTGGCCGGACGCGGAGATGAAGATCGTGTAGTACAGCCAGTGGCCGCCGACCACGCCCTTGTCGGAGAACGAGGTGGCGGCGTGGGTCTGGTTGAGCAGGATCTCGCCGTCGTTCTCGTTGACGGCCCAGCCGTATCTGTTGCGGATCAGGCGCAGGGAGTCCCACGATCCGGCCGGGGACTTCCAGTCCAGGAGCACGGTGGAGTAGTCCACGGGCGTGGCTGTGAACGGGCTGACGTCGAAGTCGGGGTGGACGTCCGTCCCGTATTGCGACAGCCCGTAGATGGAGACGCCGTACGTTCCCACGTCACGCCTCCCGGATCATGACCGCGCTCAGGTGCAGGTTCTGGAGTTGAAGGGTCTTGGTGGTGAGCGGGTGGTAGAGGGTGAGGTCGATGGCCTTGCCTGCGGTGACCCAGCCCTGCCAGCCGATGTGCATGTGGGTGTTGCCGTCGGAGATCGGAGGGAGGTCCTGTGACATCACCTGGCTGCCGCCGACCGCGAGGTTGATCTGCCGGTCGGCTCCTGTGGCCAGTGAACCGGTGGCGTTGGCCCACATGACCCGGCCGAAGACGATCCACCAGCCGGTGCGGTTGGCCGTGATCGAGTGGCCGTTGAACAGTCCCTCGGGGTCCTGGGCCGCCGACGGCCTGGTGAAGGAGATCGTCTTGGTCGCGCCGCCCTTGACGCTGTCGGACGTCTTGGAGACGTAGCAGGCGGGTATGCCCTGGCCGCGCTGGATGGCGTCGAGCCGGGCCGCGACGGAGGCGTAGGTGTTGGTCTTCATCTTCAGCCCGGTGTCCTGGTGCGGCAGGATGCCCAGGGTCTGCTGAAGGGCCAGCACCTCGTCCTGGAGGTTGTTGACGTGCGACGCGTCGATGTCCTCCACCAGGTTCTTGTGCACGGTGAAGGACTTGTACTGCTTCGGGTAGACGGCGGCCATCAGCCGATACCTCCGGTCATGGTGATGTTGGCGATGTTGCCGACCGTGGGGATTTCCCAGGCGCGCATGACGATGTCGGCGGTCCCGGTCTGGGCCGCGTCGGCGCGGGCAATCAGGGGGATGTCGACGTAGCGGACTCCCTCCACGTCCAGGATCGTTTTGTAGAAGTCGGAGAGGGTCAGGCGCATGCCGAAGTCGACGTTCGCGAAGGAGAGCATCGTCTTCAGCGCCTGCTGCACGTCGTAGAGGACGGAGGCCCGGGAGTAGCGGGGCCAGCACTCGACGGTGATCGGGTTCGAGGAGTTGCCCACGTTCACCTTGACCGTGGTCGGGCCGGACACAGTGACCGTGGTGCCTGCCAGGGCCTTGGCCTGGAGGCTGGTCTGCACGTTCTGGAGGGTGGTCGTGCTCGGGGTTCCTCCGGCGGAGCCGATGACGAACACCGAGATCGAGGTGTAGGTCGACGCGATGGCGTTGGCCCGGACGATGCCGGGGGTGGTCAGCGCGAGGTCGGAGAAGTCGGCCAGGGTGACGCAGCGGTCCTGGGTGCGGAAGATGCGCGGGGCGTTGGCGCGGATCTGGTCGTTGGTCTCCGGGTCAGCCCCGCCGGTCATGACGGAAGAGATCGCATTGCCGCTGGAGTCCTGCGAGAAGGTGACACCGGGCAGGGTGGAGTCCGCGATGGCGTTGACCACGCCCGCGTTCACGTTGCCGACCGTCCCGCCGCCCACTCGGTAGGTGGCGTAGATGGTCAGGTTGGTGGTCGGGATGGCGCCGTTGATGTTGTCGCCGAAGCGGATCCACGTGGCACCCGCCTCGTCCAGGTAGGTGCTGAAGACGCGGTCGCTCGGGTCGGCGTCCACGATGTAGTCGATGTACGTCCACTCGGTGAGGGTGTCGACGTCGTCCACGTACACGCGGACCGTGCCGCCGATGACAGGCACGTCGGGCAGCCGGAACTCCTGCACCGGCAGGCCCGAGCTGGTGCCGACGTTGACCTGGGTGCGGGTGACTCCCTGGGTGACGGAGACGGTCGCGGTGCCACCGTTCTTGGGCACGGTGACGTCCGTGTCGGTCTCGTACGTGATCGGCGAGTCGATGGTGTCGATGTAGTCGGTGACGACCTGGGTGCCCGCAGGCACGGTGACGGCCGGGCCCGGGTTGGACGTCTGGAAGGTGACAGTTCCGGTAGCCGGTACGCCGTTGGACGGCTGGTAGCCGAGCAGGTCGGAGATCTGGAGCAGGGACAGCCGCTGCGTCGCGGTGGGCAGGAAGGACTCCTGCTGGAGCCGGTCGCCGTAGTAGGAGAGGCTGTCCCCGAGGTAGGAGAACAGCTCGACCAGGAGCACGCCGAAGTCGCCCTCGGAGGAGGGCACCCACTGGGGGAAGGCGCGCGAGGCGAAGTCGAGCAGGGACGACTTGAAGCCCTCGTAGTCGCGTGAGGTGTAGTCGATCGCGGGAACGTCAGCCACTGATGACCTCGCTTACGGTGCCGCCGACCCGGACGACTGCTGTGTTGGACTGGAGAGCCAGGCTGGAAGGGGACGCCCCGTCCTCGCGGCGGATGTAGTCGACCTCGATACGAGCGAGGGACATCTGCGTGGAGTCCGGGATAGGGGTCGCCTTCTGGAGGACCACACCGGGCTCGTACGTATTGAAAGCCGTGGTTACGGCACGGCTGATCTCCTGCGCGACAAAGGACGCGTCAGGGTCGAACAGCAGATCAGCCACGGGAACCCCGTAATCCGGGAGCATGACCCGCTCCCCCGGCTGCGTGCCGATGAGCGCATTCACATGCTGGGCGATCTGCCTGTCCGGATTCGTCTCGACGGCGATGGTCCCGTCGGACGCTAGGCGAAACGGAAATGCAATCTCGGTAGGCATGCTTGCATTCTCCCAGGAATGCCTACCGAGATTGCACTTACGGTTCTGCGTCAGATACCAGGGAAGGCGGCCTGGGAATCCGCGAGCACCTGCTCGTTCTCCGCCTGGATCTGAGCGTCGACCTGCTGCCGCGCGTTGGTGTAGTCCTGGGCGGCCTGGTTGTACAGCGAGGCCGCCGCGTTCTGATTCTGAGCCTGCTCATTGCTGACCCAGATGTCCCGGATGTAGGACTTCACAGCCAACTGCACGAGGTCGACATCCGGGGTACCCGAGTTATTCGGGTACGTGGTGTGGAACGCAGCAGCGACCCGGGGCCAGTACTCGTCCGGGATAGAAACGGTGATGTCGGTCAAGGGTCTTCCTCGCTACTTGGTGTAGGTGATACGCAACTGCGGAGGGTGGGAATCCCCTACGCCAGCGAAGTATCCGTAGTAGGTCTTGTCGGTACTGGAGCCGAGATCCGCACCCAGCGTAATTCCACGGTACGGGGTGCTCGCGTTCCAGGTTGAATTCCAGGACGACGGAAGGGTCACCCACTTTCCGGCGCCGACGGGCCAGGAGGAAACCGTGAGGTTCACTCCGCTGCCGGAGAACGACGTCGGCTCGGTCGTGCCGGTGAATGCACCGATGTGCGCCGTACCGCCGCCGTTGTAGTACCAGTGCTGGTTGTAGAGGTAGACCTCGACCTTGGAGACCTTCGCCGTAGAACCCATGTCGGTGTACGGCTGGGTGCCGAAGTAGATCATCGACTTCTGCGTGCCCCAGGTGCTGGAGTAGTAGCCCTGATACACGGTGCCGTCGGTGTATCCGGCGTTTCCGAACCGGCGGGACCACACCGCGTTGTACGTCTTGGTGTAGGTCTGCGTGGCCGTGACGACCTGGCCACCCGTGTTGTAGACACCGCCCTCGTGAACGGCCGGACCGATGTCCTCGACGTAGAAGTCCGAGGACTGGGCTGGAGAGTAACTGCGCAGGCCCCATCCCGTGGCCGGGCCAGCGTGGATACGGCCGACCCACAGGATGCGGTGAGTACCCGGCGCGAGGCCCGTGGTGGCCCCGTACAGGCCGCCCGGGTCAGTGGAGCAGACGAGGATGGCCTCCACGTCACAGGTGAAGTCGCTGCCCGCGCCGTCGTAGGACACCCCAAAATTGCGACCAAGCGTCGTGTCGGACACCGTGGGGCTGGCCCCGTTTGGCGTGAGGATGGTGCAGCCGTTCAGGGATGACGTCGTGCCGGACGCCTGGATTGCATTCTCCAACTCGGAAACTGCTGGCCCGCTTCCGCCGCCTGTGAAGTCGAACTGGGACCTGGCCCGGATGCGGTACATGCGACCCTCGACAGCCTCGAAGGACAACTCGATAAGGCCGAACGATGCGTCCGGGTTGTTGAGCGAGTCCTTCATGTAGTAGGTCGTGGATGTCGGCTTCTGGGTCCAGCCCCGCTCGTAGGTGACCATGCCCCACGGCATGTTCCACAACAGGGAGCCCAGTTCCTGACCCTGGTACCAGATCTGCCCGGTCGGGTCATCGGATGCTGCACCGCTGGGGCGCTGCGGGGTCCAGATGGAGTTGAAGGTGCCGACGCCGTTGGGGTCGATGCTGGCCTTGCCGCCCGCGAAGGTGGCGTAGGCGTTGGCCGTGGTCAGTTCCGTGGCGAGGGTGCCGTCCGGACCGTACAGCCGGACGCCAGCGGCCGAGATGTCCGTGGCGCCGTAGCCCTCCTGCATGACGATGACGTCGTCCACGCAGATGTAGGAGAACGCCGTGGTGGACAGGCCGTACGAGCCGGGGTTCAACTGCTGGAAGGAGACGCGCCCCCACAGTGCTCCGGTCGGCGCGGTCATCTCGAAGATGTCCTCGGTGTACGCGCTGGAGTTGTAGGTGACGTCGTTGGCTCCTGCCATCTGGTCGGTCCAGGTGACGCCGTCCGGGCTGGTCTCGAAGGTGACGTGCAGGTGCCCGACGCCGTAGTACCAGTACCGGAACATGTACGTCTGGGCTGCGATGACGGGGAACGCGTTGCTGGTGATGGTCGCTGTGCCGGTGTTCTTCACGCCCAGGGCGGCCTTTCCCTGGCCGGAGCGTGCCGGGTATCCACCCTGAGCGATCTCGATCTTGGCCTGGGTGGTGGCCAACGTACTGTCGCTCTGGGTCAGGGTCCATCCGGCGCGGGAGGCGTCTTCGAAGCCGGGGTTGGCGACGAGGTTGCCGGAGACGGTGCCCAGGGACAGGTGTGAGGCGTTGACGTTGCCCAGGTTGATGTTGGCCGAGTTGACCGAGCCGGTCTCGACGACCTCGATGGTGAACATATCCACCTCGACCGTGCCTGTGCCGCCGTTGTAGTTGGCGTACAGGCAGGGGCTTATGTACTTCACGTTCTGGTGGAGACGCATCGGGCTGAGCGGGCTGGTGTGTGCTCCGGTGTCGGATGTCGCGGCCGTGCCCTTGATGTAGCCGGTGAAGGTCTGCCAACCGGAGCCGGTGTTGATGTAGGTGGCCGTGGCGGCGCAGTAGTGCTGGCTGGAGCGGGCGTTGGCTCCGGTGGAGTTGACCAGCGTCACGCCGTCGGACGCGATGCCGGTGACGCCCATGTAGACGTTCTGGTTGGTGCCGGTGACGGCGTTGGCTACGGTCTGCCGCAGTCGGCAGGTGACGCGGTAGGTGACACCCGGGTCGAAGGGGATGAGGATGTCCGGCCGGTAGGCGCCCTGGATGTATCCGACGCAGCGCATGACGGTACCGCCGGACGCCGCATCGCTGATGCTGACCGTGGTCATGGTGCCGGTGGAGTTGCCGTTGCTCCACTTGCTGGCCTGCTGGCCGAAGTCGTAGAACTTCTGGCCTACGGTGCCCTGGAGCCCGGCGCTGAACTTGTCGACGGTCAGGGTTCCGGCCTTGATGTTCGCCGCGTCCAGGTTGACGACGTTGGTGTTGTTGGCGTCCAGCGTGCCGGTGACGTTGGCGCCGGACACCTGGAGGTTGGTGGCGTCGATCTGTGCAGCGGTGAGCTTGCCGACGGTGATCTTGGACGCGTCGATGGAGGCGATGATGCCGGACTGGGCGGTGATCGTCCCGGCCGCCATCTGGTTGGCGGTGACCGAGTTCGCCGCGATGTCCCCGGTACCGGCCTGCTTGGGTGTGTCGGAGTGCGCGGCCGACGGCGCGGAGGCGATGCCGACCTTGGAGTAGGCGACCAGACGGTAGTTGTAGGCGACGCCGTAGTTCTGCACGGAGTCGTACAGGAAGTCCGGTCCGGGCAGGGAGCCGACGACTACCGGGTTGGAGAAGGCCACGTCGGTGTCGCGCTGCACCTGCACGTGGGAGAAGATCGCGGGCATGGCGGTGCCAGTGGAGTCCAGGCCGTCCCAGGTGACGCGCAGGCCGCCGAGCACGCCGACGACCCCCGGCGCGGAGGGCACCGGAGGCGGGGTGGACGCGGACGCCGTGGTGACGTTGGCGGTCGCCCACAGAGAGGGGTTGTTGCTGGTGTCGATGGCCGCGACCCTCACGTAGAAGGCCACGCCGGTATTAAGCCCGTCGAGGAGGACCAGGTCCTCGGTGGTGACGAAGCCGCCGTTCCAGTTGGTGTTGTCGTAGGAGGTCTGGAGCAGGTAGTGGGACAGGTCGTTGAGCGCGGTCCCGTCCTGGTTCTCCGTCGGCGGGGTCCAGCTCGCTGTCACGCGGGCCCGGGTGACTCCCTCGTCGGTGACGTACTGCACCGTAGACAGAGTCAGGGCGGTCGGCTCCTTGGGCGGCAGGGAGTCCAGCTCGCTGCCGGAGGCCACCTGGTCCTGGACGTCCTTGATGCCGAGCGGGCTGTAGACCGGCTTGGTGATGTCTCCGCCGGAGAACTGCACCCAGACCGTCTGCCCGACCGGCGGGATCGTGTTGGTCGGGGAGGCGGGCACGGCCCAGGCGCTTTCGGCGTTTCCGAGAACCTGCGGAATGAGCAGCGTGGTGCGGGCCTCATTCAGCGGGTCCTGGTTATTGGCAACGCTCGCCCGGTACATTCCCAGCACCGGATCAGCCGACATTGATGTCCTCCAGAAGACTCGATTCCCAGAACTGCTTGTTCCTCAGCACAGCCGGGACGGTGTCGAATTTGAATCGCTTGTTCGCATCGCTCCGGAATGTTACCGCGTAGGGCTGGTCCCTTTCCGCATCGACGGTCGTCGTGAACATCAGCCCCTTGTTGCTCTTGTCGCGGTTGATGACGTGCTTGGTGCCGGTCACCATCCACCGGCCCTTGTTTTCCACCGCGACGGAACTGCCGGAGATTCCGATGAGCGTTCCGGGAGCGACTTTCGCGGTGCCGTAGATCTCGGACTGCATGGTGATCCACCCACGGGACGCGAGCGTGCGCGCCTCCATAAGAGCCTGCGCGTCGGCGTAGTTGTCGACCGCCCGAGCGGTGCTGATGGAATTCAGGAACGTTCCGATTCCCGTGTCCGAGGTGGAGGACGCCTTGATTACCTTTCCGGTCTTCGCATCCAGGCCGGATATCACCGATGTGGCTGTCGTCCCGTTACTGCGGGGGATCATCGTTCCGGTGAGGATGGAAAGGCTGCGCAGGGTGTCGTACGTTCCCGGGGTCTGGTTCTTGGAGAACACCGGGATGTCCTGCTGCTTCTGCCCGAGCAGGAGAACTCTCGGGTCGAGGAAGTACAGGGTGGTGCCCTCCACCCAGAAACGGAATCCGGTCTCGGACGCGAGGTCGTTGACCAGTTTGAAATCCGACTGGCCCGTCTGGGCCCAGTACGTCAGGCGCCGGGCGGATGGGGAGATGACGGTGCGCAGGCCGTTCTCCCGGCCCACCTGGCGGACGATCGACGTGGGTGAGATGTTCTTCCAGGACCGGGTGCGCTGGGTGTTCATGGGCAGCGTGGTGCCGATGCAGATGTACCGCACGGTGACGTTGCGGGTGTCGGCGGATGCGAGCGCGCTGGAGTGGTGTACGTACCCGTTCCAGCGCACCAGGTCGTTCGGGGCGCGGCCGTAGTCGAGCACGACAGGCGTCAGCTCGCTGTAGGGGCTCTTGGACGTGGGCGGGGCGGTGACGTCGATGATGGCCATCGAGTGCACGCCGTAGCCCTCGCGGACCTCCACCCGGGAGATCAGGTCGCGGACCCTGTCGTTGCCCATCGACAGGCGGGTGACAGGTGCTTGCTCAGACACTGGGGATCCTGATGATCTGGCCCGGGGTCAGGACGGTCCAGTCCATGACCTCGGGGTTGGCGTCGGCGATGTGCCACCACATCCGGGCGTCGCCGTAGTACTGCTCGGCGAGCAGGTCCATGCGGTCGGCGCCGTCGATCTGGTGGTAGGTGAAGTTGAACGACCACTCGCGCTGCTGGCCGGGGACCACCGCGAGGTTGGTGCCACGGGCGGAGGGCACGAGGGTCAGGTTGGAGTTGGCGTACCGCGAGTTCGAGGTGATCATCGGCCTGCCACTCCGTTCTTGCCCAACTGCTCGGACGTCGACAGCGGGTCTCCCCAGTTCGGCAGCCGGGGGCCGATGATCGGCTGGTACTTGTTGCCGCCCTTCGGCGCCGGGAGCAGCGTCACGTTGATGGAGACCTGGCAGCGCGAGGGGATCATCTGCTGGGTCCAGTGGGTGTACTGGACGTCGAGTTCCTGGATGACGCCGTAGTAGGACAGCGTGGAGCCGATGACGATGAACACCGGGGTGTAGATCATCGGGCCGACGGGGCCGTGGGCGAACTCGCCCTTCTTGAAGTTGTCGATGGCGCCCTGGACGTCGGTGCCGTTGTCTCCGGAGACGTTCATCGCCGTGGCGATGCCGGTCATCTTGTACAGGGACAGGACGTCGTAGGCCGCACCGAACGACGGCACCCAGGTGAGGGCGTCGCCGTACAACTTCGAGGGATCCCACAATTCGTAGGTCCGGTCAAAAAGCAGGCTGAAGGAAAGCGTCTGCTGGAGCGGGAGAATGAAGTCTCCGGCGGTGACGTCGTTCTTCAACTGGGAATTCTGGTCGGCGAGGACTCCCGTGTCGATGGAATGCGTGAGGCTGATGGCGCTCGGGTTGTACAGGAAGTTGGTTCGGTAGCGCACACCATTGATCGGCTTCTCCATGACGATGAAACCGCGAGTCAGCCTCTTGCTGGTGTCGAAACTGTTCCCGTCCTTCTGAAGGAATGGGATGCTCAGTATCCGAGGGTCGAAAGGTCCGTTGTCTTCGATCTTGCTGGCTGCCATTAGTTTCCTGCCGCGATGAGGTTGATCCGGTTGTCCTCGGCGAGCGCCGTCATGAACTGCTTCGCTGCGTCTCGCGCCGAGGTCTGGTCCATGGCGCCCTGCACCTGCACTACGACGGAGCCGGAGTGGAAGTGGAGGGTGGCCGCACCACCCTTGGTATTAAGTCCGCCGAGCCCGCTCGCGAGCGGGGTATTGCTCGCCAGCGCCTTTCGGATTGCGTCCGCCTGGTGCGCCGGGATAATCATTTCGCCCTTGTGTACGCGGGCGGTCTGGTCGACGTCGATATTCGTGGAGCCGACTGCGTATCCCTTGTAGGATCCGCCGTTCGCCATCGACTTGATTCCGGGCACCTTCGCCAGCGAGCCATATCGGGAGTCCGCGTAGCGCACACCGGCAATGATGTTGTCGACGGGATTCCAGATGTTCTTGTGGCCGGGGAGCGAGTACGCCTTAAACGTGGAGTCGATGGTTTGCATAATGCCCTTCGACGGGTGGCCCGCCTTGGCATTCGAGTCCCAGTTGTTCTGCGCGTGCGGATTACCACCGGACTCGTGCATGGCTATCGTGTTGACGTACTTCTCGTTCGACGTCGTGTCCTGGTGCAGGATCCCGAGCGCTGACTTGATCCAGCCCTTGAGGTTGCCGGTCGGCATCGACCCGGGGATAGCCCCGTTGTCGTCGTTGCTCTTCCCCGCGCCCTGCCCGGCGCCGACACCGGATCCGACGTTGGCCGAACCGGCCGAGGCGATACCGGCCGCGAGGGCGTCGGCCTCCTCGATCGAGCCGTACGAACCGACGTCACCACCGAAGCCGGTGTTGGACAGACGGTTGTCGCTCGAACCTGCGGTGTCCGTGCCGTCGCTGGCGAGATCGTCCATGTTGCCGACCGCGCCGAGGATGCGCACCGCGTTGGTGAACTCGCCGGAGCGGTAGGCACGGATGCGGACCACGGCCCCGGTGTGCGGCGCCTCGATGATCCGGCCGTTACCGATGCACATGACGACGTGGTGCGCGGGGTCGCCGTTGAACAGCAGGTCGCCCGCCCGCTCGGAACCGAGCTTGACCTTCTTGCCCGCCTTCTGCTGCTGGGCCGCCGTGCGCGGGAGGGAGACACCGATCTGCCGGAAGGAGTACTGCATCAGGCCCGAGCAGTCGAAGCCCTTCGGCGTCGAGCCACCCCACACGTACTTCACGCCCAGGTACTTCATGGCGACCTTGATGACGGCAGCGGCCGTCTTGCCCGCGCCGGACGTACCGGTGGCGACCGCGCCGGACTTGCCCGTGCCGGTGGCGGCCGAGGCGTTGGAGTCACCGGCACCACCGAAGATGCCGACACCTGCACCGATCAGACCGCCGACAGCCGCGCCGACACCGGTACCGATGACGGGGACGATGGAGCCGACCGCAGCACCCGTCAGGGCGCCGGTCGCCGCGTCCACGCCGACGTGGGCCAGCTTGTTGCCCTTGCTGCCCTTCTTGGTGTACTTGTCCGCCAACTGCGAGCCGAAGTGGTGCGTGCCCCACGCGGCCAGGCCGAAGCCGCCAGCGGCGCCCAGGGCGGCCCCGGACAGGTCCAGTGCACCTCCGAGCGCACCGAAGCCCGCAGCCTCGCCCGTGCCGCCACCGAGGGCGCTGCGAGCAGCACCGAGCATTCCACCCCCGCCGCCTCCACCGAATCCGCCGAGACGGCCGATGGAGCCGAGGCCGCGCATCATTCCGATGGTGCCTAGGCCGGATCCGACAGCGGAGCCGACCATGGACCCTGCACCACCGGCCCAGCCGATGACGCTGTCCGCTCCCGTGGCCTTGAGGACCTTCTGGAGCGCGGTGGAGAAACTGTCGAGGTAGCGGGTCGCGGTCTTCAGGCCGTCGGCGAACGCCTCGTTGGTGTTGACGTCCTGGTTGCGCAGCGTCCCGGCGCGGTCCATGACGGACTGGGCCGTCGAGTCGCCGATGTTCCACTTCTTCAACTGGTTGCGGGCGTCCTTGTTGCCGCTCGCGGCCTTGTTCATCGTGGAGACGTACTGCTGCTGCGAGGCACCCCTGATCTGGGCGTTGAGCATGCCGGTCAGTTCGGCCTTGACGGCCTGGAGGGTGTCGGCGGGCAGGGTCCGCGCCAGCGACTGCATCACGGCCGAGCCGTCGCTGAGGGTGTCGTGGATCTGGTCGGCGTTCTTGACGTTCTTCAACTGCGGCCAGCGCTGCATGACCTGCTGGGCGATCTGCCGGGGCGTCTGCCGCGTGCCGCCCTTGATCGTCTGAATGCCGATGGCCTGGTTGGCGTAGTACGAGGAGGCCGTCCACGCGCCGGTCATCGCCTGGGCGCGCTGCGCCTCGGATATGCCGGGGGTGAGGTAGCCGGAGGACTTGGCGTAGTTCCAGGCGTTGCCGAAACTAGCGGAGCCGGGGGAACCGGCCGTGGAGTTGGCCAGCGTCCCGTACGCCGACGCGGCGTCGGACGTGCTCTGTGCGTTGAGGTTGTTGTGGAAGCCCTGGTTCAGGCTCGCGGCCTTGGACTGCGAGGAGATCAGGCCGGTCTGGTAGGCCGTGGTCTCCATGACGACCTGGTCGGGCATCTGCTTGGTGGCCCAGGCGTGGAAGTCCTTCAGGCCGCTCTTGAGCGTGTAGGGGCTCCTCCGGCCGCCGTTGTTCGACGAGCCTCCGCCCAGACGCGGGGTGCCTGCACCACCGGAACCGCCGGAGCCGCCAGAGCCGCCCTGGCCGCCGTTGTTGGCCGCCCCGCCGCCCTGGTTGGTCGCGCCGGAGAACGTGGCCCCACCGCCGTTGGCAGAGCGCGTCATGGGCTGCTGCGGCGTGCCTGCCCGGGGAGCCGTGGCGGGGGCGCCCGTGCCACCGTTGGGACGGCCGTGGGCGTAGTTCGAGGTGCCGTTCCAGATGTCGTTGGCGAGCATGCCAAAGCCCCGGGCGCCCGAAGTGGACCCGGAGCCGTGACTGTTCCATCCCTGCCAGAGACCGGCTGCACCCGTGCCGACCGACTTGAACTTGGACGCGGCGTCCTTCAGTTCCTTGCTCAGCGACGCGATGCTCTTCGTGAGGTCAGAGATCGCGTCCTGTGCCTTGTTGACACCGAGGAGCGATCCCTGACCCGCCACCGTACCTTCGTTAGCCATTACTCCGCCTCAGCCACTCGCCTATTGCGTTGCGCCGTGAACCACTTCACCCAGTGCAGGCGCTCACGTACGGTCAACCGGCGAATTTCGCTGAGGCTCCAAGCCGGGGATAGCTCGACTAGTTGCTCGTATTCGAAGTACGTGTCGAAGTAGTTACAGACCCTGAAACAGGTCCCCTGCCTGGATGAAGACGGGGACCTCCTTCCCGCACGAATCGTGCGTGAACTTCACCCCATTGTATTGGGGGCCGGGCTGCTTATTCTCAATCGCGTCGAGGATCGACTTGCGGTCCACGACACCGAGCGAGCGGGCGAAGTCCGGATTACCCGTGACGGCGTTCTCCGTTCCGTCGGCCTCGACCACGGAAATCAGAACCCGGGAAAGCAGGAGGGTGTTCTGCTCGGGCTCGCTGAGACGGTCGGCGACGGCGAGGATGGCCTCCTGGTCGCTTCCGACGGGGAGCCGGACGTGAGCCTTGCGGCCCTTGCGCAGTTCCACCTCGAAGATGCGGTCGGCCGGGTTGTCCAGGCGGCGCACGGGGATCTCGTCCAGGGTGATGGACAGGCGGAACTCCTCGCCGCACCAGGGACAGGTGTACTGGTCCCACACGATCTCGTCGCCGTAGGTCGCGCGCCGGATCTCCATCAGGAGCATGTCCCGGTCGCCGAGCAGCAGGTTGGACAGCAGGAGGGGGCTGGCTGCCTCGGTCCCCACGGAGACGGTGCCTGCCGACAGCAGGGTGGAGATGTACTTGCCGATGCCAGCCTGGCGGGCCTTGGTCAGTGCTTCCTCGTCGGCGCCGGTCAGTTCGCGGACCTCGGCGTCGTAGCGGACGGAGGTGTAGTCGCTGCCCAGAACGTAGCCTCCCGGCAGGTTGAAATTGCCACCTGCCGGGAGGGCGATCTCGGGCTTGGCGACCGGAGCCCCGGCGTCGGCCAGAAGCGCAGCGATCTGCGCGTTGGCGGCACCAGGGTTCGCAAGGGGGTTGGTGTACCCCTCGGTATTAAGGTCGGTAGCCACTAGTTATGCTCCTAGTCGAGTCTCGGGAATTCCGCTATTAGAAACTAACGGAAGACGACCCGACACTGTTAGCCAACTTGAACTCGAAGCCCTCGTGAGCGAGGGTCATCTGCTGGACGATGATCGCGTTGGCGCCAGCGTCGAGGTCCGAGAATGCGACCGCCGTGGGCCAGGCGTTGTAGACGCGGAATGCCGCCTTGGCCGGAGTGTTGCCGGAAGTCACCGGGTGGTCGAGCACCTTGATGTCGACCATGTGCCGGAATTCCTGCCCGGCCTTTCCGGAGCCGGTGCCCTGGATGACGGTGAACAACTGGCGCATCCAGTCCATCATCTGCGAGTCACCGACCGCGAGGCCCTTGGAGAGGGTGATGGGGGCGAAGTCGCTCTGCCCCGGCATCTTCTGGGTCGTTGTGTTCATACCGCCCTCACGGTATGGAATGACCTCAGTCGTGACGTTCAGACCCGAAACGGACATGAAGCCCATGCGGGCGAAGCCCTTGATGCCCGGGTGCTGGATCTGGACCTGGAACTTGAAGTTCCGAAGCGGGTCCGTGGCGATGTGCCCCACGGTCGAAGTGGTCGTAGCCATCAGTCAGTTACCTCTCAGGAAGTGGCCGTCGAGTCCGTCGCGGTGGACGAACCCGAGTACTGGCCGATCTCGATCACGATGAATTCGGCCGGGGTCTGGAGCGCCACGCCGACGGAGATGTTCACGACGCCGTTGGCCACCGAAGCGGCGGTGTTGTTGGAGGAGTCGCAGGTCACGAAGTACGCCTGGTCCGGAGTGGACCCGGCCAGCACGCCGGTCTGCATCAGGGTGAGCAGGTACTGCGAGATGACCGCGTTGACCTGATCCCACAGGATCTGGTCGTTGGGCTCGAAGACCGCGAAGCGAGTCGCGTCGAGGATGCCCTTCTTGATCAGCATCAGCGAGCGGCGGATGGAGACGTACCGGTCCGGCATGCCCGTGGACAGCGTCCGGGCGCCGTAGATGACGAAGCCGGTGCCGGGCAGCGACTTGATCACGTTGATGCCCGCGACGTTCAGGGTGTCCTGGTCGTCGTTGGAGAAGCGGAACTCCACGTCCAGCACGCCCTTGAGGACGGTGTCGATACCGGCCGGAGGCTTCTGCACGCCGCGCGAGGCGTCGGTACGGGAGTACTGGCCCAGGACCGCACCGCCAGGCGGCAGCAGACGCGCCGAGCCGGACGCGGCGGTAGCCGGGTCGTTGACGATCAGCCACGGGCCGTAGACCGCAGCGTAGGAGGATGCGGTGATGGCGGAGCCACCCGTGGACATGCCCTGGAGCGACAGCGCGTAGGAGTGGGAGTTGTCGGCCGAGGTCGACTTCACGCCGTCCACGACGACGAACACACTGCCCTGCGCCTCGGCCCACTCGATGATCGGGTTGATCACGGTCGCGTCGGTGACGCCCGGGAGGTTGAGGATCAGGTTCTGGTCGACGATCTCCAGACGTTCCGTCGCGGTGGCCAGGTCGACAGCCGCCACGCCGTCCGAGCCGCCCGCCAGGACGGTGCCGGACTGTATGGCCGGGGCGTGGGACGTGGCCCACGTGGTATTAAGCAGGCTCTCTACCTGGATGAAGGCCGAGCCGGTGACCGGGGAGTTGATCAGCGCGGTGGCGTTGCGGGAGTCGGCCGGGTCCAGGGAGACGTCGGTGAAACGCTCCTTGAGGAAGGCCGCCGTGGAACCGCCGACGTAGACGTACAGGTCGAAGCGACCGTTGCCGGACGAGGCCGCAGTGACGTCCACGTAGACCGTGTTGCCCCAGGAGCCCGGAGAGATCGCGGTGATCTTCAGGGTCGGCTCCGGAGTCGCCTCGGTGTCCTCCAGGGTGACGGACGCCGCGACCGCGTCGGAGGCCGCCGCACGCACGATGTACGCCGAGTTGCCACCGTTGTTGAAGTAGGAGTACACCGCGAACGGCAGGTACTCGCTCGTGTCGCCGAAGCCGCCGAAGGTGGCCACGTACTGCGACCACGAGGACACCAGAGTGGGGGCCAGCGGGCCTCCCTGCTTGTTGGTGCCGACGAAGGCCGCCACGGACTCGCCGGGCGTCTCCACGGTCTGGCTGAGCGGGGTCAGCGTCTCGCTGATGTAGACACCAGGCCGCTTGTAGACAGTCATGTGTTTCTCCTGGGTGAAGGTGAATTCCTGGGGTTACGAATCCTGGGTCCGGATCATGGGCGGATTACGTGGTCCGTGAAGTACTCGAAGTCCAGCGCCACGCTGGTCGCCTTCACGTATGCGTCGGCAACAGACGGCAGCATTTCGCTGGACACGGAAATGAGGTATTCGCGGCGGAACAGACGTTTTCCGTTCTCGTCGCGGGTGTCGGCCAGCTCGGGGCCGCCGAGAAGATCCAGGCGTCGTACCGTTCCGTCCTCGGGAATCTCCAGGAATCCGAACCGGGCCGGGAGACGGTCGCGCTGCATCATCGAAGACGCCAGCGCGATGTCGTGCTCCGCGAGACGCGTGAAGACCATGACCCGGTACCGCAGGTCGAAGGGGATCGGGTACTCGACGAGGTACGGGGACTGCGTGACGTCGTAGGAGGTGTCTCCGTCCGCCCACCAGCCGCTCGTGCCCTCTGGGGCGTACGGCAGGTAGACGGGGCCACGGTGCTCACGCTCGTCGGCCTTCTCGATGCCCGCGTGCTCGATGACGATCAGGGGGAAGGTCTGCGTCGCCAGCTCCACCTCGGGGATGCGGTAGCGCACCGGAACGGGTCGTCCGTCCGGTGCATTCGCGTCGGTGACAGAGAGGCCCTGGAGTTTCGCCTTAACGGCGCGGTCCTCGTTGATGAGCCATGGCAAAGCGGGCCTCACGGGATCTCGAATAGCAGAAGTCTTCCGCCAATCAGGATCCCAAGAAAGACGGGAAAGTTTGTAAACCGCTACTGGGACCAGTGCGCGAACTGCGCGTCGTTTACCAACTCGTCCGGCTTCATCTGCACGCACTCGATGCCGACGATGATGTCCCGGTTCTGAATCTGGCCCAGTACGGAAATGGACGTGACCCGGAAAACCGAGGAGTCATAGACGATCCGGTCGACGAGGTACTGCCCGTGGTTGATGTCCTGATCGGTGAACCCCATCTTCCGCAGCGAGTCGAATGACGCGGTGATGGAGAGGTTGTCCACGGTGTACAGACCCTGCGGGGTGTCCTGCGAGGCGCCCTGGCTGTGGATGACGTGCAGGGCCGGGATCCGGTACGGACCGATGAAGGTTTTCCCCTGGCCCGTCGCCTCGTCGTACAGGTCGTCCCCGGCCGGGTCGGTGTGCGAGTAGCGGTAGTACTCGACCATTTCGCCGATCTCGTGCTGGCGCCCCCGCAGGGACGCCATGATCTCGGTGGTCTCGTAGTTGGCGTTGAAGCGGCCGGAGCGCTTCCAGTCGAGGCGACCCATCAGAAGTACCCGCCCCACGTCTGCGACGGAATGCCGGACTCGTCGTCGTTCTGGTGGCCCGGTCCGATCGGAGGCAGGATCCGCGTGGGCAGGGAGTAGTCGTCGTACTCGCGCTCACGGAAGATCGGCACGAGGCGGTTGGTCGTACGGCTGACGCGGCGCAGGTTCGTGACCTCGATCGCGTACAGGCCGACGCCCATCTTCTCGCACAGCATCTTGTACCGGTCGGTGAGCAGTTCGATCTGCTTCTGGATCTGCGCGAACCGCTGGCCCCGGTCGACGGAGGTACCGTCGGCGGTCTGGACGTTGATGTCGGTCGCCGCGTCGGTGGCCATCGCCCACATCGCCTCGGTGCACGCGAGCATGACGACCATGACGTCCTCCTCCGGCGGGAGGGTGGCGAACTCGACCGGCTCCTCGGCGTACCGGATGAAGCCGTTGGGCTCCCTGTACCGCACGGAGATCGTCCGGCCCCGGTTGTGCTGGGCGAACGCATCGTTGATGTAGATGTCCAACTCGTCGTCGGCGAACAGGCTGAAGGACTGCCCGGAGACGAGCAGCAGCGCGTCCAGGGGCAGCGGGGTATTCAGCGTGAGGATGCCGTTCGGCGCGTCCAGGACGTAGTCGCTGGCGGTGAGCACCGTCTGTGTGGTGCCGACGACCTGTACGGCCTCCAGTCCGGTGACGTTGTTCGCGCTCAGTTCGTACTCAGCGACGTCCCCGGTGCCCCGGATGGTGTCGCGGAACGGCGTGAGCCGGTCGCCCAGCTCGCTGCGCACCCGCGACCGCAGGTCCTCAAGAGTGGCCATTCCGCGACTCCGATCAGGTATTAAGGGTCAGCGCGCCAGCGGCGATCTGAAGGGACTCGTTCGTCGCCGCCTGGAGCGGGCTGTCGATCGGCCACGCGTAGATCACGTCGCCGGTCGTGCCGGACGCGGAGGTGACCAGCGCGGCGAAGGTGGCCGAGTCGGTCATGTCTGCGGTGAACGGGCCGAAGAACAGCAGCGCGTTGTTGGCCGTGGTCATCGGAGCGCCGGACGGGGCGGTCCACACGACCTGCTGCCGCGCGTAGCCGGGGGTGGAGACCTCCGGCAGGGCGGTGATGTCGTAGGAGCCGTCCTCCTGCGTCGGGTCGGAAATCAGCAGGGCCAGGTAGGTCGTACGCGGCGACGCGAGGGCGACAGCCCGGCCGGTGAGCAGGTCCAGGGCGTTACCAGCCCATACGGGGTTCGTACCGGCCATCAGGCATCAACCTTCTTGAACATGCGCGCGAAGTCAGACAGGTGCAGGGAGAAGAGCCGGACGGACTTGCCCGGCGCGTGGTCGCCATCGTCGGTGAGGACATGGGTGTCGAACTCGTAGGCAAGCAGGACGGAGTCCTCGCCTGCGTGGCCGATACCGGCGGTGCCTGCCGGGTGTACGTCGACCACGACGACCGTGGAGCCGGTGGGCAGGTGACCCAGTCCGGCTCCGTGGCCCTCGGCGTTCTCCAGCACGTACGCCTCACCCATGGACGGGGAGGGGGCGGGAGTAGTCATCAGTGCTCTCCTTGAGCCGATCAGTGCCAGATGTAGCCGAGGGAGTCGAGGTGGTCGTACAGGGCCTTCGGCGCCTTGTAGCGCACGCCCTCCTCGAAGTCGAAGTGGTTTCCGTGGCCGAAGGTCATGTTCTCCAGCGCGGTGTTCACGCGGAACTCACGCATCGGGGTCTCGACCTCGACCGCGTCGGCGACCTCGATGGGGGCCGGGGCCGGAGGGGCCGACAGGTCGCGGGGCTTGACCTCGACGACGGTGTTGGACTTCTCCTCGGCCGCAGCGGCGTTGATCAGAGCGATCTCGCCCTCGCGGCGGGCCAGTTCCTCGGCGTTCTCCTTGGCGAGCGCGGCCTTGGTGCGGCCGGTGAGGTCTCCGGGGCGGGCGACATTACGTGCAGGCATGTTTTTCTCCGGGTGCGTCTCAGGTATGTGAAGCGGTACTACTTTAACGAGGAAGGGGAGCGGTCCTGGTAATCCAGAAAACCGCTCCCCTAACCCGTGGACTAGTCGGTTACCGCGACTACCAACTCAACTTGGATTCCTTTCGGAATCGCAGGCTCAGTTGGTCTCCGCGATGAGGACCGCCTGGTCGGTGATGAGGCCGAGACCCCAGATCGCGTACCAGGCCAGCGCGTGCTCACGACCGAAGTCGAGAATGCCGCCGTCGCGCAGTTCGACCGGCAGCGAAATCGCGTGGCCGAAGGCGTTGTCGCCCAGGAAGATGGACTGGTAAACCGTCTTCCCGGAGGCGTTGGTGACCTGCTTGACCTGAGTGGTCTCGATGAAGACCACGTCGTTCAGGCGGCCGATCTCACCCAAAAGGAAGTTCCCCGGGGCCGCGTACTTGGTGACCTCGATGAATTCCGGGTCATCACGCAACTTGCGGGACTGGTGCGGGTGGACGAAGCAGACGTAGGTCTCGCCCAGACGCGGGACGTTCTTCGTCGCCAGGGTCTCCACGGCGTCCTTGACCAGGGCCGTGGTGAAGTCGTAGGTGCCGTCCAGGCCGTCCGTCGAGGTGGCCGCCGTGCCGTGGTCGTACGGCGAGATCGCGGTACGCGAGGTCAGGGAGTACTTGTTGTAGCCCCAGATCTTCGAGGACGCCTGGAGCAGGGTGTCGCGGGCGGACTGGTCCAGGTAGAGGGCCATGTTGCGGCCCAGGAGGCGGCTGGCCGACGCCATGACGTCGTCGAACGAAGCGTTGAGCAGGAGTTCCGAGACCGCGACCGCGTAGCCGTGCTCCGCGACGGTGATCGAGAACTGGCTGGCCGAGAGGGCGTTGGTCTGCATGCGGACGCCTTCAACCAACTGGCTGGCGGAGCCCAGGTTGTTGTACCGCATGAAGTTGATCGTGAGGCCGGGCTGAACGCCCAATTCGGTCTTCTTCACCGCGAACTGCTCGAAGCGGAGAATCGGCATGGACTGGAACAAGATCTCCTTGCTCCAGATGGTCTGGATGGCCGCACCGAGAGTGCTGTTGGCGCCCGAGTAGTTCGTCGGAGAAGCCGACAGGTTCGGGGTACCAGTGATCGCGCTTGGCATACTTGGATTTCCTTAGTTACGGGTACTCGACCGAATTACGAGTACAGTCCACGCTGGTTCTGGGCTGCCTGTCCGACGCCCAACTGGCCCCGAATCTTGGCGTACTCCGACATCGGCATGTCGCGGAGGTCAGAAAGGGAGTACGACTTTGTGCCCGGATCGGTGTCCATCGGTCCCGTGGTGGAATAGCCGGTGGGGCTCACACCACGCATGGAAGCACGCTGCTGAATAGCGGCCTGCTGGACCGATTCCAGAATAGCCTGGGTCTTGGCCTTGACTGTAGCGATGGAAGCCTCGACCTCCTCCGGCGAATTACCGCCGACGAAGTCGAGAAGTTCGGGAGCGACGTTTTCCGATTCCTCGGCAACGCGTCGCTGGATGTAGGACTGGAGGTTGTTGAACTCCTGCTCCTTCTGGAACAGCAGGCGCTCCTCCTCGCGCTGACGCTCGATCTGCTCGAAGCGCTGGGACCACTCCTGCTCCTTCTGCTGGAGCAGGTCCTTGGCGGACATGTCCTCCTCGGCCTTGCGCTTGGCCTCGGCCGCCGCCTCCTGGCGCTTGCGCTCCTCCTCGGCCTGGGCCTCCTCGCGCGCCTTGCGCTGGGCCTCGATCTCCGCGAGGAACTGCTTGTTCTGCTCCTCGACGGTCTGGAGGCGCTTGTACAACTTGTCCTTCTCCTCCGACCTCGCGCGCTGGATGTCCTCCGCCGTGAAGCGGGGCTCGGCCGGGGCGGGGGCAGGGGTCTCGACGACAGCGGCCGGAACGGTGACGACAGGCTCGCCACCCTCGCCGGGCTGCGGAGCGCCACCTGCGATGGGGTGGATCGGGCGGCCGTCCTTGCGGTAACCGAGGACCGTGGCGGCGGGCACCGAGATGCCCGAGGTATTAAGCGTCATGAGCGACGAACTCCTAGTCGGTGCTTTTGTCCGGGTCGCGGCGGAGCCCAGCGCGTGGGCCGTATGCCTGTGTCACGATTTCGTTAGTCATCTTCTGAATCTCAGGCGCTGTGATGTTGCCGAGTTCGACACCACCGGGAAGCGTCACCGGATTCGGACCACCAGGCTGCGGGCCGACGGGATTCCCGTCTGCGTCAGTCTGGGGTGCAGGCGCCTCCGCCCCATCGGGCGGCATTCCCGTCAACTGGAGAATACTCGAATCTATCTGAGCCTTTAGCATTCGCAGGGCGCCCTGCTGCTTGGCGTCCTCGATCTGCTCCTCGAATATCTCCCGCACCTTCTCGTCCGGGAACTCCTCGCCCAAGTCGTGGAGGGCGCCGCGCATGGACTCAAGGCCCATGGACATCTTCGCCTGGATCTCGTTCAACTTGATGAGGGTGTCGACCGGGAGAGGGGCTGGCCATTCGCACTCGGTGAAGTAGGCCATGGGGTCGAGAACGTCGACCATCGGCGGCTGGTCGTCCTTCATGATGCCCTCGGTGGACGGGTCGTAAAGCCGCGTCTCGGGCTCGAAGGTGAACAGCGTCTTGAGGATGAGTTCGTTGATCTTCTGGAGACCGACGGAGTACTGCATCTTCTTCTGGTCGTAACGGGACATCATCGGCCGGTACATGATGGCCAGGGCCACGCCCGAGGTATTCGACGCTGGCTGCATCTGACCCAGGGCCGTTTCCGGAACACCTGTGATCTCGTGCATCGAGCGCTTGATCATCTCCAGGTACTGAAGCGGTCCAGCGAGATCGACGCCATTCTCCAGGTTGTACACTTGGGCGTCTTTGGGAAGGCCACCCCACACCTTGCGTGGGCCCTTCTCCAGGTTGCTCGCTTTCGCACCGGAAATGATGGTCACCGGGGCTGCGTGGTAATTGATGATGTCGCTGATGTCGGTCGCCTTCTCGTTGTACTCACGGTTCAGCGAGATGATGTCGGCGATGTCCGACAGCCCCCACGGAGAACCGGAGACCTGAGAATTGGCGATGTGCACGACCGGAATGGTCCCGAGCGGGTTCGGCCGGGAGTCGATCAACTCGTCATTCAGATACTCCTCGATCGTGTCGTCCGTCAGGACTTCCACGTAGGTGTACACCGAACGCGTTCCGTCTTCACCGGTCGCCCAGAAGCGGTACTTCAACTTGAAGCGGATCAGACGGTCCCGGTCGTGGGGGTGCCACTCCGGGAAGCAGAAGGAGGAATTCAGGGGAAGGATACGAACGCGCCCGGCGTGTGGCTGTCCCTGGTTATCTACGAATCCAGGCTCGTACGCGACCTTCACGAAGGAGTCGCCGGAGATGCCACCCTGCTGGCCCATCTCCCACAGCAACTGCTCCTTGCGGTTGTCGACCTCCCAGGCCCTCTTCAAAAGGCCCGGGATGATGTGCTCGTACTGCTTGACGCTCTTGAAGTGAACGCCCCTGCCGAATGTGAAATTGTTGATGTAGTCGGCGAACGCCTTGATGTAGTTGAACGTGATCTGGGCCTCGCCCGCTTCTCTCCGGTACCCCCAGTGATGACCCAGGTAGTATGCAAAGTTCTGGCTGTACCTATTGAGGCGAGGGCCGTGCACCTCAAACTCCTCGTCGGCCAATTCGACCAGGCCGAGAGGAGAGATCGACACCGTAAGGTCCGACCCCGAAGCCCGCATGCTGGGGCTCGCGAATGAGATTGCACCGCTCATGGGTAAACGACTCCGACTTTAGATCTCGACGACGCGCGTGGGCGCAAGGGAACGTGCAGACTTCTTGGCCGCGCGACGGCTCTCGAAGGGCTCTTCGCCGCGCTGCACGACGCTGCCGTTGGGCAGGACCTCGTGCAGGAAGTACTGGCGGCTCTTGGAGCCGTCCTCGGCCTCTACGGGAATGCCTCGCACCAGGTAGCGCTCGTCGATCAGGTGCTTCCCAACCGTGTCCCCCTTGGAGAGGGGCAGCTTGGGAAGCACCTCATCGACGGTCGCCTTGGGTGCCCTGCGGCGGTCATGGAACGCAACCATGGATCAGTCGTCCACTACCGCCGGGGACAGGCGCTCGTAGCGGCTGCCGTTGCGCACGACCTCCTCGTAGGAGACGGCCGCGTAGTCGGAGAACGAACCGTGCGAGAACTCGCCGAGGTACGTCGGAGCCTCGACCCACGCGGCAGAGCCGACGTGAACTCGCTCCGCCATGGTCTCCTGCGGGAACTTCTCGTAGACGTTCGCGTTGTGGTTCGGCCGACCGGGGGCAGTGATGTACCCCTGCATGACGCCCTTGGTGAATTCATTCGGGACGTCGGTGTCGGTGGCTACACCTTCCTCGAAGCGGAGAGGACCGCGCCGGGAGGGGTTGTCACCGAACTTCCGCTCGTAGACCGTGCCGACGCGCTCCTGAAACTGCGGGTCGGGTGCGAGATTTCCAGCCATTCCGTAATCCTCTTCCGATAGCGAGGGAACACCCTCAAGCGTAGGAGGATTACCGAAGGCTTTGTTAATGCACGCTTTCCGCTATGCCCGGGGAAGGGAGAACAGGCTGACTGGGGAAACGGTGGCGGAGGGGACGGTGATGTCATACTCCTCGCCGCCCGGGAAGCATTCCTTCACGTGCCAGGTGAATGCCGGGGTGACGCCGGAAACGTCGGTCGCCAGAAGATCGACGGTCAGGACACCGTTCTCGATCCAGGCGTGAATCGCGCGCAGCCACACCACGGTGTCCCCGTCGGTGACCCGGCGTTCGGACGGCCGGAAGCGCACCATGGAACCATTCAGGGCGTCGCCCTCACCATCGACGTACTTCGCGGTGACGGTGACGGAGGTGAAGTTCGGCGGGAGGGATGTGGCGGGCGTTTGCGCACCGGCCACGGTGGATGGCTGCTGTGCCGTCCAGCCGAGGGTGCCCCATTCGTCGCCGTAGTAGTCGTCAGCCATGTCGTTCCTTAGCGCTGGAAGGGAGAGTTGGAAACCTCGACCTCGGGCATCGTGTAGTCCTTGGTGAGGACGCAGGCGAGCGCCAGGGAGTCCGCGTAGTCGTCGTGGGCGTCGGCCGCGCGAGGAGCCTCGGCGAGCACGTAGGGGCCCTCGAATTTCTTCTCCAGGTCTTCCATCTGCTGGCGGAACCTCTTGTAGGACTTCAGTCGCCGGGTGTAGGCGTGCGAGGGCCAGGAAATGTGCCCTCGGTCCATGAGTTCCATGAGGTGCTTCCAGCGCTTGGACTGCTCGGGGCGCTGGGAGGACATGGGGACGATGTCGATATGTGGCAGCAGGACCTTGAGCCGGGATATGACGACGTCGCCGACACCGCCTTCGTCGACTGCGATGGCCATCACGTTGTAGTTGTTCACGAATTCGACGATGCGGAAGTACTGGGCTTCCCAGTCCATTCCTGCGAGGTCGAGCCAGTTCAGGATCCGGTGTTCGAAGTACCCGTATTCGTCGGGCTGCTCCCACCGGACCCACACGGCCGTGACGATGGTGGAGTCCTGCTTGCGGGCCGGGTCGATGCCGATGACAATCGGGCTGGAGTGGTAGGCCGGGACGATCTGCATCGAGGTGTCGCCAAGTTCATCAAGCCGCTCGGAGGTGGTGAACATACCCTTGTCGAGCAGCCAGATCAGCCTGTAGGACAACTTGAATTCGTCGGAGTCCTCGCCGATGCGCAGGAGTTCCTTCTTGACGAACTTCCGGTAGTAGTCGGACCACCGTGAGACCTCTTTCCAGTCGGCCTCGAAATGGTTCTGCCGGGCGCCGCGTCTGGTTGCCGTCCGCCGGTTGATCTGGATCTGGTTGTAAAAGACGCCCTTCTCGTACGTGGGCGTTCCCGTGAATACCATCGTCGCGTTCGTCGAGGCGCCCATCGGGCCGATCGACTTGTTCACCATCTTGGCGTCGGCGCCCTGGCACTCGTCGATGAGGATCAGGTGGTAGGTGCGGCCTTCGATGGTGGCTCGCGGGTGGCAGGTCTGCTTTCGGACGAGGGAGCCGGAGCGCTTGAGGGTGATCGAGCGGCCCTTGCCCTGTACGGTCTCGTCGATCTCCGGGTCCGCCATGATTTCCAGGGCGTGCTCACTGGTGAGGCGGGCCACGATGCGGCCGTAGAGGTTGTCGGCCTGCTCCTCGACGGGCGCGAAGGCGCCGACCCACAGGCCCTCCTTGAACTTGCCCAGGAGGTCGGGGAAGATCTTCGCCAGCCTCGGCAGCATGATCATGCAGGCGGCGACGCAGTTGGCCACGGTCTCGGACTTGCCGGACTGGCGGGAGAACAGCGCGGTGATGGTGGCGCCGTCGTCGATGATCAGGGACTCGATCAG